TGAGCGGGCGGCGCACAAGGCTCGGGTCGGTCTGGACCGGGCGGCCGAGATAGGTCGGCAGCACCAGTGCGGTGATGTCCGCCGCCTCGCGCAGCAGGAAGCTGGCGTTGACCGTGCCATCTTCCTGCCTGCGGCGAGTGATCTCGACGGCTGAGGTCAGCACGCCTGCGCGGATCGGCGCGACCATGATGCGCGGCGCGGCAACCACCGGACTAGGCAGCTGCAGGACCAGAGGCTCTGCAAGGATGAGCCGGTCGGCCTGAACGCTGGCGATGGGTATCGCCGCCGCCTCGCGGCCATCGACCGTGATCGCTGCCAGTTCCCCGCTGCGAAAATCCGAGAGCCCCGTATCGAGCAGGATCTCGGTCGCGCCTTGCGCCAGATCGGCATTGGGCTGCAGCGCCATGTGCCAGAGCGGCACATGCCAGTCTCCGGCAAACCCGGCGCGGGCGAGTTCCGCGGCGCGCGCCATCCCCAGCGCATCCAGCCTGTGCCGAAAGGTGACGATCTCGCGCGGTCGGGGTCGGAGCGCGATGCGCTGTTCGCCCGCGCGTGATGTCAGCACGTCGGTGCGCCATTCCAGAACCTCCGTGATCTCCTGCGCCGCCGGGAAGGGCCAGAACAACAGCGGCGGTGGGCCTCCCACTTCAGGCATTCAGCGCACTCCGGTTGCGGCGGATGACGTTCAGGATCGCCCGCTCGCCCGAGGGCGTGGCGAGGTAGTCGCCGACCACCGACGGGTCGAGCACGTTGATGATGCGCGTCGACATGTCCGGGGCCGACGATTGGCCGGTATCCCGGTTCATCTCGACCCCGAGCCGCCCGTCGCGCCCGCGCCGCAGTGGCAGGATTGCCTCGGGCCCGGCCTCGCCCATCAGCCCGATCCCGCGGGAGAACGGGAACACTGTGGGCCGGTTCACGACGCCACCACGGGCAAAGGCCGTCAGCTCCTGACCGCCAGCGAAGACACCGCCGCGCGCGAAGCCGAAGAGGCTGCCGAGGAAGCCGCCCCCGCCGCCCATGCCCGAGAAAGCGCGCATCAGCGCGTTCTCGATCGGCTTGAAGGCAAGCTCGATCAGCCGGTTGGCGAGGTTCTGGGCTATCCGCGAGATGGCGCTGGCAAAGGTCTCCCAGGTGAACTCGCCGGACTTCAGTGCCTCCTTGATCGGCCCGACGATGTCCTGCGCGAGGCCTTGCGCGATCTCGCGGGAGCGCTCCTGTGCCGCGCGCACTGCCTCGGCGGTGGCCTCCCAGGCACCCCGTGCCGTATCGGCCGCCTCGCGCAGCGCCTGACCCGCCCCGCGACCGGCGCCGCCCGCGCGATTGGCGGCTTCGCCGGTGGAATCAAGCGCATCCTCCAGTCCTTCAGCCGCGGTCCGCGCGCCCGTGAGGGCGGTTTCCGCCTCAAGCCCCGACGCGGCTACAGCCTCGCGGAGGGCCGCCACCGACTCCAGCGGCGCTGTCGCTGCCTCGACCACGCCGGACATCACCGCGCGCAGCGCCTCGGCCTGGCCGCGTGCGTCCTCGGCATAAGCGCCGAGTCCAAGATCGGGCATGGTGATCGGCTCGGCTGTGAACGCCGCCTGAAACGCCGCGCGTGCCTCGGCACCGGCCTCAGCCGCCGATCCCGCGAAGGGGTTTTCGATCCGACCAAGTTCCAGATTGCCGATCAGAGAGACGCGCCGCTCGATGCCCAGTGCCTCGAGCCCGGCGTTGATCCCGTCCAGAAACCCGTTGATGCGTCGCCCGACGCCGTTCAGCATGGCCTCGACGCCTGCGATCAGCGCATTCGCCGCCTGGAAGGCAAAATCCCCGATGGCCCCCGGCAGCGCACCCCAGAGCACCTTGATCGCCTCAAATGCCCCCTGGAAGGTGTTCAGCGTCGCATTGCCGAAACCGAAAACTGCCTCCAGCGCGGTCTGCAGCGCCTCGGCGATGGCAGCCTTGATATCCGCCCAGCTGGCCATGACCTGCAGCCCCATGGCGACGGCACCCAGCTTCATGCGCTCCCAGACATCGCGCGCGAGATCGCCGAGAAGCGAGAGCGCATTGCCAAACCCGCCCGCGCCGCGCACCAGCCGCCCGAACCAGTGGATCAATTCCCCCGCAGCGACGACGAGGCCGATCAGCGGCAGACGCAGCAAAGCCCCGCGCAGGATCACCAGCGCCATGGCGAGCCCGCGCACCGAGGTGGCAGCAGCGATCTTGGCCGCCACGAACCGCCCAGCCATCAGCGCGGCAATTCCCGTGGCATAAGCAGAGAGTCGTCCGATGTTCTCGAAGAGCGCACGAATGGCGATGCCCAGCGGCCCGGTAGTGCGCGCGACGGCGGCCATGGCATCGGCCACCGCCTCCAGCGCCGGGGCGGCAGCCACGGCGAGCTGGTTCGAGAGCCCGCGCCAGATCAGCCCCAACCGCGAGATAGCGTCATTCGTGCGCTCGATCTGCGCGGCATCCTGATCGGAGACCACCACCCCGAAGTCCCGGACGTCCTGTGTGGCCTGGCGCAGCGTCGCCGTGTCGATCCGCGTGAACACCAGCGCCGCCCGATCACCGAAGAGCTGCGAGGCCACCGCCGCGCGCTCGGCCTCGGGCACGAACTGGGCTAGCCGGTCCTGAATGAGCGCGATTCGCTGGTCGAGCGGCAGCGCCTGCAACTCGGCGGCGGACAGGCGAAGCCGGGTCAGCGCGTCCACGGCAGGGCCGGTCCCGGCAGCGGCCTGGCTCAGCCGCCTGGTCAGTTGCATCGCGGCCTGTTCGACCTGACCCATCGACACGCCCGCCAGATCGCCCGCGCGCTCGAGCACCTGGATGCTTTCGACAGTGGTGCCGAGCGACGCCGCCAGCTTGGCCTGGCTGTCGATCACCTGCAGCCCGGAGCGGATCATTTCGGTGGCCGCCGCCGCGATCGCCGCCGCTGCGGCGGCCATCGCCACGCGGGCTCGGCGTGCAAAGGCAGCCAGCCTCGCGTTGGCGCCTTCCATCTCGCGCGACAGGCGCCCAAAGCCGCGGGCACCGGCCTCGCCGACGCCCTCAAGCTCGGCTTTCACCTGCCGGCCGCCGGTGGCCGAGAGGCGCACGCTGACGCGCTTCTCTGTCATCTGTCAGCCTCCCCGCTGCCATCCATCTGCTGATTGAGACGCCGCGCCATCACCGCCTCGATCACGGGCAGGAACTCGGCTGCGGCGCGGCGGTCGATGCCCAGCGCCTCGGCCATCGACAAGGCGGCGCTCATGTCCCAGCCCAGCACGACGCCGGGGACAGTGCGGATCTGGCCGCCGAGCCGCCCGGCCAGGTCCCAGACCTGCCAGCCTTCCCATGTGCGCGGGGCGTTCAGGATTTGCGGGCAGTCCGGGCACGCCCCTTCGCACGCGGCGCAATAGCCTTCGCCCCCGCCCCAGACCCAGTCGGCGAGGGCGCGGAGGCGTTTTTTTCCTGCTCAAGCTCCAGACCCTTGGCGACATAGCCCATCTGGAACTTCTCGAAGATAGGCCAGATGTCGAGCAGCGCGGCGATCCCTTCAGGGGTCACCGGTGTGGGATTGCCATCGGCATCGCCCACGCCCTCCCAATCGAGGATGGCGCGCTCAGCCAGCACCTTGCCAAAGATCACCGCAATTTCGTCATCGCTGGTTCCTTCCGGTAGGCCACGCACGGCGGGATCGCCGCGGGCGGCGACCATCAGCGCGGTGGTCAACGGCTCCACCCGGACGTGCACGCCGAGGCCGAGATCGAGCCAGTACGGCTCACGAGCAAGGTTCAGGCGCAGCATGATCAGTACTCCTCGATGCCGTTGATCAGCGTGACGGTGCACATCCGCCCGAGCACGCCATCCCGCGCCGCCTGCCAGTCGAAGGTGGCCTGCACGCCCTGCGGCCCGGCAATCTCGATCCGCGGGCGGGGCAGATAGACCGCATGCGCCACCAGCGTCAGGCTTTCGCCCGAGGGCAGCGTGTAGGCGAAGCTCATTTCGCAGGGATCGCCATTGATCGCCTGGTTCACCAGTAGCTGATCGGCAAAGCGCACCTCGATCCGGCCGGTCAGCGCGGCGATGGAAGGGTCGGCGCCATCAATGCGACCGTCCGAGCGGATGGTTTCCACTCGGTCGAGGTTATTGGCGTAGGTGATCTCGGCCGAGACGATGTTGCCCAGCGCCGTACCGTTGCGCGTGATCGCGCCGTTGAAATGGCCGAAGCGCTGGAGGGCGAGATCGGCGAGCGTGCCGGTCGCCGACGCCGCAGCAGTGCTTTCGCCTTGCGCCACGAGGCTCGCGGTTGCGGTCAACAGGCCAGAGCGCTGCATCTGCCAGCTGAGCGTGTCGAGAACGCAGCCCGAATACATCGCGAAACGCGGCACCTCGGGCATGCCGGTCTCGATCGACATGCTGGGCAGGGTCCAGTTCCCCGAGCGGAACTCGTGCGTGTAGGGCGCATCCGCGCCAGTCGTGATCGGCTGCCCGAACGCCGCTTTCAGCCAGAAGCCGAAACCCTGCGCGTCGATCGGCACGACGACATTGCCGTCCGCCGTCACCGCATCCTTGATGGGCGGCAGCGGATCGCGACCGTAGCCCAGCAACTCGCTGTTCAGCAGCGGCTGTTCCGCGCCTAGCGTCGCGCTGGCGAAGGGAATGCGCGTGAAGCCAGAAGCGGGTGGGGTGCCATAAGTCGTCTCGAACGCCAGCGCCATCTGCGCCCGCGCCCCCTGGGCTCGTGCCATGTCGTGTCTCCTTGGATTGTCGTGTAGGTCAGGCCAACGGATCGGCGGTGGTGTAGTGCAGGATGACCGGTATCACGGCCGCCTTCAGGCTGGCCGCGCCCTCGACTGGTAGATCGACCGGGCGCGGTGCCTCCGCTTCGACCCAGTCGCACCGGCCGCCCAGCGTGCGATCCGCGGAAATCACCGCGCCTATGCTCGCGCAGAGAGCACTGAAACTGGCGTTACGGTCCTCGCCCTGCACGACCGCCTCGATCTCGGCCCGGTGCTGGTAATGGTAGCGCAGCGGTGACAGCGTGACGCCCGGCTCGCCCGGTTCGCCATCGCGCAGGATCAACAGGCCCGCCGAGGGCACGCGTTCGGGCAGTACCTCGCCGCGCAGCACCGGCACATGCGGTACCGTGCGCAACAGGTCCGCCAGGGCGGTGAGGATGGTTTCGCGGGGTGTGGGCATGTGTCGTCCAAGGCCTCAAGTGATCCTGAATGCTGTCTTTCCCGGGCTTTTCGGATAGGGTTCCCAGGATCTGTACTGGCGTGGGATGGGGTAACGAATGTTGGTCGATGGCGATAAGCTCGAAAAACAGCTGCAGGACGCGAAGTCAGTCGAGGAAGCTGTGCGCCGCGCTTACCTGCTTCTCGCGCATGCCAGACTGCCCGATGGCATGACGGTCCGCCCAACTGGGCATGGGTTCATTGAACGGGAGCTTCGCTTTGAAACAGATGCTGGCTGGCAATACGCAGCTGTTCTGAACCAGAAGTGGATCCTGTGGTATTTTCGCAAACCAGCGCTGGCAACCGGTCTGGTTGATGAGCCCAGCATCCTCGCGAAATTCCCTGACGCACAGCGAACTGCTCTTGGTGAATTCAAGCTCCGGCTTCGTACTCCTGAGGACGTCAACGACGTCCTTCGCCACATAGGTGCGTGGCGGGCGGACTGATGGCTGTACGCCAGGCTGCAGGTCCAATGCGAAGAAAGGCAATGGCATTCTGATCGGTCCATTTTGGACGGTCACCCCAGTTTTGTCTCCACCCAATGCGCAACGATCGCGCCTGGGATCGCCTCCTGCGCGCGCGCTGCATCGCGCGCGAGGTCCAGCCGCTTGCGGAGCTGCACCTGTGGCACGAGCAGGAAGATCGGCACGGTGGTCACGCCGCGGCCCGTCCTCGATCTGCTCGCCACGGCGCGTCCACGTGCATTGAGCCGCCCTTCGGCGACCAGCAGGCTGGGACCGGTGCGGCGATAGACGAAGCGCAGGCGCAGGCCCGAGCGCCGTTCCCATTCGCCGGGGGTGATGCGCCCGCCGCGGGAGGATTTCCCGGCGGCGGGCGTGGGGATCGCCAGCCAGAACCCGTTCCGAGAGCGGATCAGCGGGCCGGTGTCATGGGCACCGATGATGACGGGGGCCTTCGACCAGACGACAGCCGCTGCACTGAGGCTGGGGCGGCCTTTCGGGAACTGCTCGGAGCGGATGGTGTTGGCCAGGCGCTGACCAAGGCCTGCGCCGGTGATCTGCGCGCGCCAGGAGGATTTCACGCTGTTGCCTGCCTCGCTGACCGCCTGGCTGACGGCCCGCTCGCCTGCCTTGATTTCAGCGGCCATCATGGCGACGAGGTCCGGTGTGATGTCGAGTTTTAGCTTCATGCTGGCCTCAGATTAACGGTCCAGATGAGCCGTTCGCGATCCCGTACCGGCTCGCCCTGAATGAGAAACGCCTCGCCCTCGATCTCGACCCGGTCGCCCGGGCGCGGGGT